GTTGCTGTTGCTGATAATAGTAAAAAGTCTACTGTTCAAAATACAATAGTCAATACCCAACCTAAAAATAGAGTTGGCGATACTCTCCAAAACGCTTATGGCTAAATAACCTATAGGAGTCATTCGAAATGGCTTATAGCGACAAAGTACTGGACCATTACGAGAACCCACGCAATGTGGGTATAATGAATGACGAAGATAGTAACGTAGGTACTGGTATGGTTGGAGCTCCAGCTTGTGGTGACGTAATGAGACTACAAATTCGAGTTGATGATGGTATTATTGTAGATGCTAAATTTAAAACATATGGGTGTGGATCTGCAATCGCTTCTTCTAGTCTTTTAACTGAATGGGTTAAAGGAATGCACGTAGATAAAGCTGAACTATTAAAGAATACTCAATTAGCTGAAGAATTGTCATTACCTCCAGTAAAAATACATTGTAGTGTATTAGCTGAAGATGCTATCAAAAGCGCTATACAAAACTATAGAAGTAAGAGATAAAAAAAGGGACCCCGAAGGATCCCTTGAGTGCCACACACTTTATCAGATATGCTCCAGACTGAACTGGGGTGGCCTTGTGGGCGGTATGGTATCAAAGCTTCCCGCTAAGCCCATACTCTTATTATTACATATTAGCCCTGTTGAGCTAGCTTGTCAAAGTAGGACAACGTATCCTCTTCGCCTTCATCACTAGAACTCATAGATACCGATTCAGCGGCTGGCATTGTTGGTTGTTCAACAACTGGAGCTGATTGCATCATGGAATTATTATCCATAGAGATGTGACCAGCGTCGACGCCTAGTACCTTATTCATCTTAGCTTTAAGTTCATCATATGACTTATAGTTCTTAGGGTCAATAAAGTCAGCCAAAGAATGTAGTTTGTTGTATACACCCTCAAGTTGTTCTTCATCTCCACCCATAAGAGGGGCAGCCTTCGCAAACTCTGACTTATCATAGTTTACCCAACCTTCGACTTTACGAATTTTAATCTTAAAGTCAGCGCCTTCCCAGAAGTCGTATGGATTTACTGGTTGTTCATCTGCAAATTGTGGCTGCATTACATCCATGATTTTATCAAAGATCTTTTTACCAAACTTGTATACGAATACCTTACCTTCATTCTGAGGATTAGATGGATCAGATACGACTAGCACATTACTCACATAATGTAACCTACGCTTACGATCACGGGCTAATGCTTTATCCTCATCACGACCAGAGTTCCATAGTAAACCATTTGATTCACTAACAGGATCATCTTGTCCAATTGAAGTTAAGCTGTTTTCGATGTACCAAAGACCGGTAGGACCTTTAAAGCCATGATCCCAATACCTTACCCAAGGAAGGTCTTCACCCTCTTTAGCTGGTAAAAATCTGACTACGGCATAGCCGTTTCCTGCCTTATCTCTAGTAGGTTTCCAAAACCGATCATCATCATAGTTCTTTGATTCAGTTTTAGTAGATACAGCTTCTGCTGCTTTTACGAGTTGGTCGATTGACGAGCCTCGCGAGCTCTTTAGGTTTGCAAATGACATTTTATATCTCCGTATTGCGTTGTATTACGACAAAATTGTCGTTTCTATTGTATTTCACATAATGCATAATATAAGTTATATTATAACACATTTTCATGCGTTTGTAAACGTTTTTTGTAATAAATTTATACATTTATCACGACTAAAGTTTACGAATGGACTATACTTTTCGATCTTCCGTTTAGTATCAGGCCACATAATAGTGTCCGATATCCTTACAGATTCTCTAGGTACAAATCCAAAAATGGCGTTAAGAATAACAACAGTCTCTAAACTAATCTCTTCTTGCAACCATAGTTTAACGAGTGGAGGTAGTTGTCCATCAACAGATTGAAACAATCCATCAAATAAAACATCCTCTTCTCGTAATCTATTTATATCAACTGAAAACACTCTATGAATACTTTCTTGTATTCTTTGATGTTCCTTATAGTTCCTTTCGCCATCGTCATCCATCATGTCACCAACGTAACTCAGACCCATTTTAAAGTTAGAGATATAGTAGTCCTTTAGATTACCATTGTGTTTCTTAGCTAGCTTAGCAAAGAAGTACTTATCTCTTCGTTTAAAGAATGTCTTTTGACTGACGTTAGACTTAAAGTTATATTTAACAGCATCGTAGCCAGACTCAAAGTGTAGCTTTAACGCGTTATATAACTTATATGATTCAAACGGATCCATTATTGTATAGCTCCTGATTCTGACAAGTAGATTGTTAAAATAACCGCGGCAATTAAAGACCAAATTGCTAGTTTAAAAATCCCATTAACTATCGCGGTTAAAAAATCAAACATTATTAAGCCATGACTCCTTCGTACAAAGCTTCCACATCTTCGATCTCACCTAGGATTTCAGATAGGTTTTGCTTATGGTAGATGGTTGACATCTTTNTCAAGTGCTTCTTATCAATTTCAACATCTTCACAACATGATTCTACAGCTTCTTTAATAAAATCTTTTTGTGCTTGGATCAAAGTCATAGCATTACTGATTTCAATAATACAGTCTTTGATTCGCTTAACATCTGCTGGTGATGATGGTATAATAACGTTACTCATAATATTCTCCTAAATGGGTAGTTGATTACCCTTTTTGCCTCTAATTAAATTAAGTCTTATTGCTTCAGCTTCCATCTTATCTTTGAGTGAATCTGTTAATAGTTTCTTTAGATTACTATAGTCCATACCCCTCTCTTCAATAATATAAGTTGCTGCATCTATATAAGACATATTTCCCTTTACAACTAGTTGTTCAACGGCAGTTGAGAACCGCTTCTTTGTCATAATTTTTTGTTCTAAGTCAATGATCATAGCACCCTGAGTAGTATGCAATCGGCGCTTATTCTACCATTAGGTTCACTGATCTTAGTAGTAACAGTGTCCCAAACTTGTTTGTCGATTTGCTTGGTTGATTTCTTTAAAATAAGTGGCAGTATTTCTCCTGGCTTTCTAAGAGTAGTTTGTCTACACCCGTCACCAATATTTTTAATGGTAGTACCACTTACCTCAAACCCTTTTACTGATTCTGTAACATATTGAATTAGCTTTTTATTCTTTGTATTATACACAAACAATACATGTTTACCAGGAATCATAACTGGATTAATAGAACTCACCTTATCGTCAAAACTATCAGTGCGATATTTAAGGTTCTTTACTTGTACATCAGACGCTTTAGGCTTTTTAGCTCTTGGAACTTTAGTTGCTTTATTGGCAGTCTTTAACTGTTCTAAATCACTAAAGATACCTTCCATAACTTTAAGCATTTTGTTTTGCTTACGTTTAGTAATATGCGAGTATGCTTCAACAGCTTGATCACAATTGCCATCATAAGCATCTTTGATTGGTTGATATTCATACATCACCATATCTTTAAACATATTAATAGATGAGCCTTTAAGATCATATGTCTTAAACAACTTAAACACATCGATGCTTTGAGTGTATTTTTCATCAACCCACCCATCAACAATTTCATCCCAATCTACAGCAATAGTTTCGTTGATTTTATCTCTTTGTCTTTGTTGAACTGATATCACAACCTTTTCTGTAGGAGCAGCAACTTCTTCTTCTACAGCAGCTTGTGCTTTGATATAGATTTCATTAAGCTCTTCTTTCCATCGAGTCATTTCAGGCTTAGTATACTCGTAGCCTCTTTGCCAAAGCTTTGCAACTTTACCTAGTCTACCAGTAAGTTCCCAATCCTTGAGCTTTTTAAGAGCTTTAATTTTATCTTTATCGTACTTGCAGACTTCAGTAGCAAAAGATAGCATAGGATCAATATAGTCTTTAGGCTTATAGAAGTAGTTATACCAAGCAGCAGCTTTACTCCACATAGCTAGTCGTTTATCAACGCCTTTGGCTGTTTCACCTTTTTGAAAGACCGGCTCTGCACCCATCTTAATTTCGTCAATAGAACTTCTGTTTTTGCGGCCTTTAACTCTAGCCTTTTCTAACGCTTTACTCGCCATAATCTACTCCTTTTATAATATAGATCTATTATAACATACTTTACTACGAATGTAAACAATTATTTTCAATTAATCCCTTTCATAGTTTTTAATGCCTGAAACATAGTTTTCTGCAGCTGACTCGGCATACAGTTCATTATGTCCTTTATACCACTCAATGCCTAGAGATTCGCCATCAATATACATTCGAATGCCAAAGCTAGGACTTTCTCCAAACGAACGTAGTACCTCAGCTTTACGATTTTTGAATTTATCTGAGCCGTAAAACTCACTAAGTAGCATGTTATTTGTCATCATCTTCTCCTAGTTTATTACCATAATAGTCGTGTGTTCCAGCATCAAAGTTTTTACGTCTTATTGCTTGTTCTTCTGATGCTATAATTGATGAGGTTATTCCAAACCAAATAATAAACACTGAAATTACTGTTGCGATTGCTATTTCTATGATTTCCATAGTTACTTTCCTATATGTTCCACATCGTTACGTGGAATTACTTGATACGCCCCTTTGTTATATGCTGGCGCTACTGTGAAATTCTTGGATTCTGTTGCTTTCCAAGAGGTGTCTTCTGGAGTTTGATATTTAGATTCTCCAGTAAAAGATTGATACTTTTTATTGAATTCTTCCATTCTAAGTTCAGCTAAAGACTTTTCGACCTTAAGTGGTTTAAACACTTGCTTGGTTTTACGCACTGTCTTAAGAGCTTTACTCTTTCTTTTACGACCCGATGGGGTGTAGTTTATAGATCCAATATAGTTCATAATTTGCTAGGTGCTTCTAGTAAGAGAGTTGCCATAGGCTTTGATTCTTTAACTGTTACAATAGTACCATCATGGTACTCACGAGTTATTAATCCACTGTTAAAAGCTTTTTCGATATAACCCTTTTCGCCTAAGATGTATTGACATTGCGCAGCCCAAACTTCAACAGCTTGTTTACGCAAGATTGATTGAACTTCTTCAGTATACTCAGTCATAGCTTAGTTATCCCAATCGTTTTTCATTTCGTTGTATACATCCATGTAAGAAGATCCCGCAATATAGTCTTGGGTTTCTTTATCGGTGTAGTACATGTTTTCTTCCTTGAAACATTCTAGACTACTAGGAGCTTGATGACCAGCTTTTTTAACAGACTTGGTAAGCTTGTTATAGTGGTCTTTTGGCTTAGAGTAAACCTTAGTTACTGCAGCTTTAAACTGTTTCTTTTGCTTAGCTTTTTCTGCAGCTGCTTTGATCATTGCCATTCTATCCATAATCTTTTCCTTTCTTTATCATTAATATAGGTATATTATATCATAGTTTACAGTGTTTGTAAACGTTTATTTTCACTTATTTTAAATTTCTTCAACAGTAATTTTGTACTTCTTACCATTAACGTCAGCGCATTCAATGGTCTTTGTTGTTGTTTGCATCCAGCCTTCTTTATGCAAGTCCATTGATATTTTACCAACATAATCCATTAAGCCATTGGTAGCATGTAAATCGCTTGTAAGAGCTGGCTTAATGATAGTATGGGCAATGTAGTCACAGTACGCCATTTTGATACTCATTACTCTTCGCCTCCTAATTGATCCCAGCAAGCTGGAGTACAGCCACTGATCAGAAACTCTCTTTCGTCTGCAGATGCTTGTGGCATAGCATCTTGAATAAGCATACCATTTTGCCACAACTCGACTTGTTCAACTGTCGCATTGATAGCCATAGTGTTGGTTTCACCAGTAACTGGAGATTCTTTTTGCCATATCAACATATTATTCTACCTAAGATTTGTTTTAATTTCGTCTTCATAATCTCTAATTGCAGAGTCTAGAGAACATAATGCCATATTTATATTATTAAGGCCTTCAGAGTCATTTTGATCTAACTGCAATTCACTAGTAACTACTGAAGCTTTATTGTATAGTTCTTTAAGATTCTTCAGCCCTTTATTTTATTAATAGTCATATTAAAGTACCCATACTTTGTTGTATTTAGAAGGAAGGTTATCACAAGAATAAAGATCGTCTTCAGCGTAATTAAGAACTTTTACGCATTCTCCTGTTGAGTTACTATAGTGGACATCTGGTCGATCAAGAACAGTATCAACTGTATCGACTAACAATGTAAGAAGTAAAGCTCCAGCTAAACCCCATGTAATTGCAGTGAATTTTTCAGTTTTACTTAATGACATATTATACTGCCTCCAAAAGAGTTAAAGGACAATCCCAAAGGCCACCATCGATTCTAACAATTGCCTTTTTGACTTTGATTTTTTCGATCACTCCGGTTCTCTTACCGTGTCGACCATTGACGCTAACAGTATCACCAACATTAAGACTAGCTTTAATTGAGAAAGCTTTAACATCACGTAACTGGCGCTGCTTGAGCTTTATTAAATTGATTACTTCGTTCATTTCTTCGGTAGAACTGATTGAGTTGATCGCATTTAAGATTGATTTTTTCATAATATATTTCCTTTTCATCATTATTTAATATAGGTATATTGTAACATAGTTTGGGTACTTTGTAAACGACCTGAGTGAAAATAATTCACTTTTTTTAGATCATTTAGTTATAACCAGCACTTTTGATATAACTCTTCTTCACGACCGTATGCTTCTTTTTCCCAAGGAGCATTTTCATATTTGTAGTTACGTGGCTTACGTCCTTTCCATGATTGATTGTAACCATTGAGTTCGCCTCTAATATATTGCTTAGCATGTACCATCTCATGAGCTAGTGTTTGCATCATCATTTCATAGGGTATAACCTCACCAGCTGAAGTACGAGCTATGTTTATTTCAGCATAGCCTTCGTCTTTACAGCCCCAGCAGAGACCCTGACTTTCATTGTCTAGCTTTGTTTTGAATTTGACAAAGATAATCTTTGACCACATGCGATTAATACCAAGTTCTTTAGCTAGTGATTCAATGTAACGACCAACTCTAGCCTTTTCTTTGATTCTGCCTGAGATTTTAATATGTGGCATGTAACCTTCCTTTCATTTGATTAGGTGTATATTATACTATACTTTGGGACGTTTGTAAACGTTTAATTCACTTATTTTTAGATTATTTTGTTATATAGACTATAACTTTGGTGAATATATGGTTATAAGCTCTTCTTTACCCTTAACCTTGATTTTGCCTATTTCTTCGCATTTATACTCATCTGGAAGCTGTTCTTGAGTATATGACGAGATGATTGTCTTATAGTCTACATACTCATGTCGTGCGGCAGTTGCCTCGAGACGGGCTGCAAGATTGACTGCATCTCCAATGACTGAGTAATCGAATCTGGATTCAGAACCCATGTTACCAACAATGCAATCCCCGGTGTTAACGCCAGTACCAACATTAATATCAGGAAGACCTCTTGATTTATATACTTCTTTGAGTTCATTTGTTTTTACCTCTATTTCTATTGCTGACTTTACAGCCATTTCAGCATGGTTATCACAAGGTAGTGGGGCATTCCAAAATGCCATAATACAATCACCCATGTATTTGTCAATAGTACCGCCGTTTGCTAATATGATCTTAGTCATCGCATCTAGGAATTCATTGACTAATTCAACTAAGCCTTCTGGATCATTGTTATTCTTATAATATTCTGATATAGGCGTAAACCCACATATGTCCATAAATAAGAACGTCATCTCTTTACGATCTCCACCAAGTCTTAGCAATTCAGGATTCTTTTGTAGTAGATAGACTTGCTTAGGATCTAGGTAGGTCTCGAACTGTTTTTTGATTTGCTGTCTTAGCATAAATTGTTTATAGAAGTTATTAAATGACCCTGATGCGAAGACTAATATATATACTATTGACACATAACTAATATCAAGGAGAATTCGAGATTCGTTCCAGGAGTAGAAAACGACGCCAGAGACTAGACATAATGACAGGAGAAATGTTATTAATGAAACAAGAATTGACGCATAGTAAATCGCAAGAATTATCAAAAGAGATCCAATTACAATTACCGCTATTTCCGCCAGATCTGACCATATCGGACGGGATATCGAGTCTCCTGACAGAATTGTCTCTAGGGCTGCAGCTTGAAGATGGTGTGCGGATCGTAGACCTGAAGCAGTTGGAATCTGTGACGATAATCCTTTCGCCGTCAAGCCAATCAGAACAGTCGAACCCTGAAGATCAGGTAATTCGCTGGTCCCGAGCTCTATTTCCTTAAACTTATAGTTTGGGTTAATCCATATAGAACCATTAGCATCTGATGATATTCTATGTGGTCTTAGTATAACCTCTTCAATACCCAGATCGTTAACTTTTACAGTATATGATAACTTGTCATTTATTACCCGAGTTGTTTCTAAAGCAAACGAAGGATATAACTCATTATTGATTTGAGATATGAGAGGAACACGTCTTACCAATCCATCAACTTCTGGCATAGCATTTATAAGACCATGGCCCCAAGCTCCAGCTTCTATCTCTGGAATATTAGTTACTAATCCCTTATATCTTATTGCCCAATCTAGTGGATTACCTGTCCCAAAGATG